CGCTTTACCGCCCTTCTTGAGGCCAATCGCTCCAACCGACCCTCCTTGCGCTTTCTTTTCAACACCCTCGATTTTGCCAGCGTTGCGTGTTGCGTAGAAGACTTGCTCACCCTTCTTGCCCCCGTATGTACGTTGCATTGAATTCATAATCTTCTTCCCTTTTTCAGTCAAAGGCATCAGAACTCTCCAGTTCGCATAGCTTCTGCAAGTTTGTGTGCGCGGTTTCCTACCTGCGTAGCCCATCGCGAATCAATCATCTCATAACTTGCAGCATCGAAGTGACCTTCGTGGATTGCATACCACATCTTCTTAAACTTGCTTAGACGTGGCACACCCATGTTATATGCCATATCTACAAGAATCATCTGACGTACAGCATCTAGGTTTTCAACACAGGGGTGTACTGCAACCAGTTCTTGTTCAACAATCTTGATGTCGTTCATAGCAAGATAGCGGGCATCTGCTTCGGTAATCCCATCACGGTACACGAGGTCCATGTGTGGAATGTCCATGTATTCCAACTCTTCTTTAGAAATACCTCTGTCACGAAGATTACGACCAATACCGATTGTGTCGATACCGAGCGTATCCTGATAGACGGTCAATACCATACCTTCATGTTGGATAACCTTGTCTAAGAGACTGCTGACGTTGTACTTCATTTTTTATTTTCTCCGCCCATCCAGATACCGAACGCACCTGTCATAGCTCCCATTACAACGCTTACAAAAGCGGACTGTGCTGCTGTTGGGTTGTCCAAGTTCATAAACCACTCGGCACAACGCCAACTCATCAAGGTCATTACTGCCATCATTACTCGTGGCAGAATCTTCCATTCGTCAATCTTTACCATCGTTTATTTCTTAAAGAACTTGGTGGCAGAGCGGACCCCAAAAGATGCGGCAACGATGACTCCCAAACTGTATTGATACCAATCGGGCATCTTTTCAAGTTGTGTGAATCCGTGTTCGACGATGCCTTCCATCCCCGGAATGAACGCAAGAATGAGAGGAACCGAAAACAAAATAACCAGCCACTCGTCTTTCCACGAGGACTGGCTTCCTTTGATTGCTTCCAAATCCCAATCAACTTCTGCATTTGCTTTCCGTTCGTAAACAACCGCCTCTGCTTTCTTCATAGCAACGGCGGCTTCAGTTTTTGCTTTACCTTTTTCAACGTGGCCTTTGAGCCATGTACCTGCTAGTTCGGCAACAGGACCGATAAGTAAGTTCAACATTTCCATCTCTTACGTGCTTGACGAAGGCGGCTGTTGGGGTCTTTTGCAGCTTTAGGAAACTTCTTCATTTGACCTGCAGAACGAGCACAGAAAGACTTGCGTCTCTTTGCATCTTTACTACCGGGCTTTACCTTGCCAGTAACTGCCGTCTTCAGTTTAGAGCCGGGGTTTTTCTTTCTATATTCTTTTACCCCTTTTGCCGTCATACCCGCACCAGACTTGGTTGGGCGGTAGTTTGCCCCCTTACCAGACGTGGTACGTTTAATTGGTGTTTCCTTTTTGCGTGGCATATTGGGTATACCCCCGGCAGGATTAACTGCTTATATCATAAAATTTAAAGGTCGTCAAGGGGGCACGAGGCCCCCTCAACTAAAGTATCTAGGCGAATGCTGCAGCAGAGCCAGCAGCGTTCATCGGAACCATTACGGCGAACACACGGACCTTACCGTCCATGATTGCAGCGATGGCCTTCACGTCGATGGTGTCAGCAGCCAAGTAGAACTTAGCAGCAGAACCAGTTTCCTGAATACCAACTGCGCCGTCTGCATCGAGGTCAGTGACCCACGTGTCAGCAGCGGTGCCGTCGCCAACGTCGATAGTACCAGCGTTGGAACTTGCGGTTACAAGTTCGATACCGACACACAGAACCAGCGTGTTGGCTGGAATCTGAAGAGCGTCGATGTCTTCGTTGACACCGAGGTTAGTGGTGGAGAAGTCCAGCACAACCTCTTGTAGGTAGGGTTTTGCACCAGATGCAACCGCTACACCGTTATCGGTAACTGCGTAAGTAGCCATTAGTTAATCTCCCTACTAGTCGAGGCTAACAACGCCGCGAACGATGGCTTCAGGGCGGAGAACTTTCCGACCGAAAACATGCAGACCACGAACGATGTCGCTGAAGGTTTCAGTTGAACGTACAACTTCAGTCTTCGCGATGTGCGAAGCAGTTGCAGTTGCGGACATGTGACCGCCAAGAATGACGTTCTCAGAGCCGTCTGTTGCCAAGCCTGACAGTGTTACTTGGTCAGTACCACCGTTTGAAACGAGGGCAGTTGACTTGTAGCACTGGAAGCCAGCAATGTTGCCCAGCGATACGAGACCGTTACGCAGCGGGGAAGTTGCATCGCCAGTTACCTGTACTTCTGCAAACTTCGCACCAGCAGAGAACAGGTGCTTGTAGAAAGCTGGGGGAGCAACGAACCAACGATTCTCTTCCGGAACCGACTGGTTGTCGAGGGCTTCAGCCATTGCCAGCATGGTGTTGATGGCAGTGTCACCCGGAGTGGTTGCGCCGCCGATGTCGAGGGCAGAACCGAGGGTACCGATACCGGAAATAGTATCAGTCTCGGCACCAGATTCGCCAGTCAAGCCAGCGTTGGTTGCCATTGCATCGAGGACGTTAGCGTCGTACTTACGCTTCAGCGAGTATGCACCCGAAGAAGTGGCTAGAGCCTCGAAGTTGACGTGAGACTGACGCTCTTCAATGTCGTCAATCTTAAACGCAAATGCGTTTGCTTGGTCAACAACCATAGTAGTCTGGTCGTCGGCAAGGTCTTGTGGGTTCACTACGGAGCCACGGGAGTAGCTTGACACAGTGATTGTCGGTTCTTTGATGATGCGAACCGTGTCGCCAAAGTTCTCAATTTCGCCAGCGTAGTCGGTGTTGGTGATGTCTTCCGCAACCGAAGCGCGACGGAAGAATTTGAGAACCTTTTGACTAAAGATTTCCGGTGTAAAGTTACCGGAAGGCAGGTTGTTGTAACCTGATGCGCTATCAAAAGCCATTGGTTTATCCTTCCTTAGAGGTTAGGTTAGTTGTTATAGTCGATTCGGCCTTCTGCCCGGGCTTCATCAAGTTCGCTTTCAAACTTTTCAAATTGCCACGGCTTCAGCTTGCCGATTTCAGAAACCTTCCAAATTTTCTTACCATCGGTAGCATTGGTCTTCACGTCCCTCGTAGGTGTTTTCGTGACAGCCTCTGCTGCGGATGCCTTTTTGGATTGTTTCTTAGTTAAGCCAGTGTCAGCCTTATAGAGGTCAACTACTCGTGCCGCCCAACGTGCATCTGTATTGTTTTTATAAATGCCGTCGGAGATTGAAGCAGGTTGTTCTTCTAGCCAATCAAGAAACTTTTGGTCAGACTTAATGTCGTTAAAGTCAGGCTGGAGTCGTAGCAGTTCTTCGTACGCTTTCTGCTTTTCCAGTTCCTTCTCACGACCCTTAATCTGGTCTAGTTCTTGACGAAGCTCCGCAACCGTTGCTTCGGTTTGAACTGAAGAAACACTCTGTACCATTTCGTAAACGTCCGGATACCGCTGTTTAAACTCTTCGAGTTCTTCTTGTGTTTGCGGTGCACGTACGCCGTTTGGCATTTCAACAGCCCTGCTTTTTACAGCAGATTTAAGGTCATCAATTTCTTGTTTGAACTCGTTGACTTTACTGTCGTAGTGTCGTTTCAGGTCATCATAGCGTTTCTTGTAATCATGCCCATCGTCCTTAGACTTTTCTTGGACGAAGCTGGTTTCTTCGGGAGTAGCCTCTTCCTGAGAGGGGTCCGCTGCTTCTACAGCTTCTTCGGTGTTCTCGTCTTCGTCTTCGTAGACTTCATCACGATACTTACCACGATACAAACTTTCGCTATTGATTGTTCCAAACGAATCGTTTGGTTTGTTGGCACGATGGCCCTTTGGTTTTGCCATTTTATTTACCTCACATGCGGGGCCACTTGGCTGTGGGTAGCCGCTCCGGTTACGTCAGGGCCGCGAACTCGCGGGTAGCTGACAAATTCCTATGGGAATTCTGGGGTACGATATTTAGTGTAGAAGTTATGTCCACCAATCGTATTAAACTCTTCTAGCAGAGGGTTGTCTGTAAAGAACCCTGCCCCTGCTGCTCCCGGTTTTGTATAGTACAAAACAGTGTCTGGAATAGAGGGGATATATTCTGCATCTGGGTCTTGCCCACTCAGAACATTTTCTGCTGCCGCGAACACTTTGTCTAAAGCGTCTGGCGCACGTCCTGATACAACTTCACGAAGACGTTTCTTAACGCTCGTGGGTTCTAAGCCGTCAAACTGAAACATCTTGCTGCCACTACCACGTGAACTGCGTTGCTTCAGGACAGCCTTGATGTCATTCACGTCGTCGAAGTCGGGGTCGTTTGTAGATGCTCTGTTTAAGATTACCTGCCCTACAGCTTGCATGCTTTCGAGCGGGTCTTTTGATGCAATCGTCTCTGTAAGGATGGTAAGAGCCATGGCACCCTTCTCATCAAGGCTATCAATCAAACGTTCTACGTCAGCCCGTTTAGGATTTTTCTTAGAGGCAAAAGCCTTGAACAAATCCATGGTTTCTGGGGGAACGTCCATACGCATGGACTCGTAGTCGCCTACATCTTCCACAGGACCTTCTTGGTCTATAAAGCCACCCCCAGCAGCACCCCGGCTTTGCTGACCGTTTTCTGCAATACGCTCTTGCGTTTCAGGCTTACCACGATTGTTGATTTTGTTGAGGCGGTCATAGCCAATGATTTTGGCTAGGTGCGGAGATACGACAACCTCACCACGAGAGATTGCGACATCTATTAGTTTAGCATCATTTCCTTGTTTGTCAAGGGTTAATCCACGGCGTACTGCTTCTTTGTTTGCGTCTGTCAACATTTTCTTAATGTCAGACTCTCCTGCGAACTCGACTGCAGCAGCGTTGATAACAAAGGCACCTTCCGGAAGACTCGTATCTACATTGTCTGCAACAGACTGTCCATCAGATACCTGACTAGGTGGGCGGTCAACAAAACCAGAAGCCATCTGAGGTGCACCACCCATTGCTAGGCCAACGCGACCACCTTGAGCCAAGCCGCCCATAGAACCGCCGCCGTAGCCATCCGGCGCAGAACCCGGACCACCGGGGCTAGAACCACCTGCAGCCCCAGATGAACCCGGACCACCGTCTCCACCACCACCGCCAAAACTAAATCCACCGCTAAAGCTAGACTCTTCACGAGGGTCGCCTGAGTACGTGGCTGTGTCAACCGACTCGTCGCCGTAATCACTCGCTACGTCTTTACTACCTTGAGTGATACCTTTTTCAATAGCAATGTTTTCTTTTAGGTTCCCACCTTCTTTGCGGCTTTTAGACAGGGCGTTACTTGCTTGAGAAACACTAATGCCGTTGTCTTCAGCCAAAGCCTCTAGGTCTTTCATCAAACCCATAGCAGACGTGCGACCATATGGGTCCATATAAGTACCACTTTGACTGTAATAACCACCGCTAGAAAGACCCGTGTACCCAGCCTCGTCCATGGTTGTTCCGGTTTCTTCAACCATATTGTATGTGCTCGGGAGAATACCTTTTGACAGAGCTTCAATATTCTTAACTTGCTGGTGTGTCATGTCCTGCATGTTGCCTGTGTATGTGCTCGAGCCGGGAGCACGGGTAATACCCAAGTTACCAAACAACCCGGCAAACCCCGTTTGAGTTGCGCCACTAGCAACAGCAGCATTAATAGCCGCCATGTCATTGTATTGCATGGTTGCAACTACGTCTGTAACTGCCCCTAGAATACCGCCGGGTCTCATGCTAGGCTGACCAAAAGCGTTTACAAAGCCTTTGCCCGTAAGAACGCCACCAAGACCAATACCCATCAAAGGGTTCATAGCAGTCATAACACCTGCCATAGCAGTAGGTGCTTTTTCTGCAACCTTTTCTTTTACATCTTCAAAACTCGATACGCCAAAGAAACCTTTTGCTGCATCGACATTCTGGTCTACTACGACACCTGCTTGTTTACCAAACTCAATCGCGCTAAAGTTTCCGCTCATGATAGGGTCTACAATGTTTTCTACAAAAGGAACACGGTCTTGTAGACCTGCAGCGTTTAAGGCATCTGAATACGTTGCATGCGGAGATGTGAAACTGCTAAGATTGGTATTTACCTCGGGTCCTTTGAACCCAAAGCTACCAATATCCATAGAATCATCACGTTCACCACCTGCACCGCTGCTAGGACCTGCGCTAGGTTGACGAAGTTCTGTAATCTTTTCTGGGTCGGTAGTCTCAATACCTGTCTGCTCTTCCAAGGTAGGAAGACCGAGGAACTGCCTGTAATAGTCTACAAAACCTTTACTGTAACCTTCTCTTGAAAGTTCAGAATCAGATTCCGTAATCCGGTCCTCGTTCGCCATCTTTTGTTCCCTTTATAAGTGCGTTGTGATTATTCTTCAAGTTGAGGAGCGTTTCCAGTAAAGCCGCTCTCCCCTGCAGTTGGCGCATTTCCGACTCCGATTGTGCCGTTACCAGACCCCGATGGGTCACTTCCTTCAGGTCTAGAAGGTACTCCTCCAGCCCCGCCCATGCCGCCGGGTTGTCCATCAGCGGCCCCAGCTTCTTGAGTTGCTCTTGCTTGTGCATCAGCCATCATCCCTTTCAACATTTCTGCATAGAGTTGTGCTTCGTTTACGTCATTTACGAGCAGGTCAGGGTCGATGTCCTGCGAGATAGCAAGTTCGCGCATCAGGTTTGGAATCTTGACGAACGGTGCTAACATTGGATTGGATACAGTTTGTAGCAAGGCTGTCAGACGTTGTGTGCGAACTTCCTTCTGCATAACTGCCGAAACACCCCGAGGTTTGATTTCGAGGTCGCCCACAATGTCCGGGCTTTCATCGTTGAACTGCATATTCCACTGGAAGTATGCTTCTCCCAAGGGCTTCAACAGCATGTCGTCGATGTTCTTGATAACGGTCTTCATCGACAAGCCAGCAGAACCCATCAACATAGACAAACCTGCTGCAGTACGACCTGTACCAGTTACACCTGTCTGACCATGTACGATAGATGGGATACCCGTCTCTTCATCGGCAAGCTGGCGGCTAATCTGATACATCTGCAGGTTTTCACCAGCAGTGTTTGGAAACTTCAAGCCGTTGATTGCTGTGCCAGTAACACCTGACTGACGACGGAAAATCTTACCGGGGAAGATGTCCATGTTTTGTCCCGGAACGAGACTGGCTTCATCTACGTCAAAGACTAAGTTGCCAGCAAGGGCTAGGTTGTCGATAGCCATCCGAACGTGCCCGTTCATCAGCTTCTGTGCGTCTTCCATGTTTTCCGCTACGCCAACACCCCACAATTGATATGGGTTGACTTCGTATGGGAATACCTGATACGGAAGGCGAGCAGGTGTGAACGGGTTCAAGACGCAGCGGATAACCATGTTACCACATACCCACACGTTTACCTGAACCTCGTCGAATTCAGACATGTCCTCTGCGCCTTCGAGACCAGCTTCTTTAGCCATCTTAGCGTCTAGGACACCCCAGTATTCCAAGACTTCGTAGCGGTTTTCTTGGTAGTATGCTTCAGTCTCATCTTCGCGGATGGTATCTTCGTAGTACTTGTCCTCGTAATTAGGACCTTTGGCTAGGCATTCCTGAATAGCCATTGCGTCAAAGTACGGACGCTTAATTAGACCGCGCAACTGCTGACGGTTCATGCGGTGACGTTCGATAACGTATTCACAGTCTTCGATGCTAGTAGCAGATGGGTCTGGGTGAAAATCCCATGTAGACACCATCTCAATGCGAGGTACAACCTTCTCATACGGGACGTATTCCCGTTCGCCGTCTTCACCACGTTCCCACTGATGGACACGCTTATTAAAGTTGAACGGACCTTTAACAATACCCGTGCCGAGCAAACATGCTTCAAACACGGACTTACGTAAAACGTTTACAGCGTTAGTATCTAAAAGCTGGTCGTGAATAACCTCTTCCATACGGCGGGCTGCTTCACGTGCAGGGCTAATCTGCGGTTCGCCCATACGGGCTTTTCCTTCAACCAGAGGAAGTTGTCCCAACTCCTGCTGCAACCCACCGAGAAAATCGGCAGGGTCGTTTGCTTGTGTAGCACCCGGCGGCAGTTCACGACCATCGCCCGGAAACCCAAACGGGTCTGCAGCTTGGTCGAGAGGAGTCTCCATGTGAGCAAACTCCGCAATGCCTTCTGGCTTGGGAGTAGACTCTACAGAGATTGGAAACTTCTTGTTTGCGAACAAGATGTCAATGATTTGACCGAACCCTGCAAGCACCTTGGTCTTTGTAATTCGCACGAACACCTTTGACTTTTCACTGTCACGGTATTGCGTGGTCGAATCGTAAACACCACGGAAGTTCTTGTAAGATTGCAGCCAACGCTGTTCATAGGCGTACCGACCATTCTCGGCATCCTCGAACTTGCTTTTGACATATCCGGCAAGCCCCGGCATAAACTCTTCGGGGTTTACAACGGCTACCTGCGTGTCATCCGCTGGTTGTAGGAAATTATCTTCAGACATATCTTAGTAATCGCGTTCTTCAGCCAGACGCATGATAGAACCGTCGACAGCAGTTTTGGTCTGCTTCTTTGGCATATCTTCGGTCAGAACACCCTGTGCAGTCTTGGTATCAAACTCAAGACCCTCACGATACAACTGGTCAGCACCCATCTGGTCATCCACTGAAGTAGTGCATGAGGCGTTGATGTACGCTGCGCCGTAATTGTAGTTGTTGTTCGGCATAGTAGTCTCCCACTTATCTAGATAAGAAGCCTTGGTCTTTATCGGCAGGGGCGGCTTCAGGTGCCCTGTCAATGTTTACGAACCCAGCATCTTGGGTTGCGATTCGTTCCATGTCACGAGCATCCGTACCACGACTTGCACCAATATTCGTGTCTTCTGTGGCGATACGCTCCATTTCCATTTTGTTAAGTTCCTCATCAGTGTACATAGTACCCGGAGCAACTTTAGTAGGGCTTAAAATCATCGGAATAGCGGCAGCAGGACCTGCAGCAAGCCCTAAAGCCCGCCCACCCAGTTCTGCAGCAGTTTCAGCAGCAAAAGCAGCGGGTTCTTCAATAATCTGTCGTGCAGTCTCTACACCCAAGACACCGAGAGCAAGTTTTCCGGTAGTCTTTGCCATTTTAGATGCTAAATCTTTAAGGTCTAATCCTTTTGATTTAGCTTTTTCTACGGCATCGTCAACCTCTGCACCAGCGGGGGCAGGTTGCTGCACTCCAGCAGGTTCAGAAGGTGCGGCTGGTCCGCCTTTTGGTTGAACAACGTCTACTTTTTGTGTAGGTTCAACGTACCTTGCTTCTACATCCCCAATCTTAATCGGAGCATCTTCAGGTTCAAAAATAGGAGATAAACTAGGTCCCGTAAAATCTGTTTTATACGATACCCGCTGTCCTGCAGGTGGTTTCATACGTTCGGGTAGTTCGTCGACTCGGGCTTCAAATAGCCACTGGTCAATCGTAAAAGGAACTTTAGTTGCTTCATCTCCGTAAAAACCTCTAGAAGCAGAGTAGTACTCTTTAAGTGCGCCGCCACCGCCTGTAGTAGCCCCTACAGCCCGTCCTTGTGCGGCCCCTACTCTGTTACCTTGTCCGGGAAACTCGTTCAAGGCTAATGTAACCCACATACGTCGTAAATCGTACGCTTCTTGAAGTGTATCTAGTTTTTTACTAGTTTGTTCATCGGTCATAATCCCGGGAACTTTAATTTGTTTGATGACCCGTGTCATCTCCCCTTTTCCTATAGAAGAGCCATCTGGGTTGACAAATAAATTACGGTCATCTGCAGGGCTTACAGCAAGTGCTTGCTGCATGATGTTATAAGTTCTTGGACCAATAGCAACGTTAAGGTTTTCATCCATTTTGACACCGGGAGTGTCAGTATCCAAGAAAAACCCCCACGATTTGCTCCGCTTTGTTGCACGACTTAATGCACTTGCAGGGGCATTCATAATTTCCCCCGGACGCAACCCCATGTGTGCTTGGGCTTCTAGGGCTTTCACAATACCTATGTCTTGAGGATTGTTTTTACCGTATTCGTCAAGTTTTTGGAGCCACTCACCCATAAGGCCGGGATTAAAAGAGTATCGACGGGCTTTTGCTTTTGGTTTATCTGGACGAACAACCCTGCTAGTAGCCAGCGGCATACCTTCAGGAAAAACCTCGTTTAAACCACCCGACCTTTCAAGCTGGTCTCGGATGTGAAATTCGATAGCACCAACTTTAGAGTATACATCTCGTCGGGCATTTACCTTGTCGTCTTTTTCAAATGCTTGAACAAGAGGGTTAGTTTCTTCATCTGCAAATGTGTTTGCAAAGTCAACAGCGGGTTTATCTAAATAATCTTTAAATATAGAGGCAAATTTTCCCTTGCCCATAAAGGTTGCTTTGAATTGTTCAGGACCTTTCGCAGCAGTAGACCTAGCAGCATGTGCCTCAACTATTTGACGCAGCGTTGCTGTGCGAGGGTCTAAGTTTTCTTGCAGAGGCTTGTATGTTGCGCCTTTTTGTAAACTACCTGCCATTTATCAGTAACCAAACGTGCTATCAAAAGGCTGGAAGGCTTGGTCTTTGATACCTTGCAGCGTTTTGTGTATTGAAGTGTATCCGCTAGTGCGGGTCATAACCATATATCGCAACGCATCGTAGGCATGGTCCTCTGCCTTTGTGTCTACGTCTTCGCTG